TTCATCCGCCACGCCGCGCAACCACTCCACAAGCTCGAAGCACCCGGACACCAGTCCGCCCGGACTGTTGACCGCAAGCGCAATGGCACGGATCTCCGGATCACGGCGCGCCGTCTCCACCGCGAGCCGCAGGCAGTTGTAGCCCGTCACCCATTCCGCCCCGTGAAACGGCAGATAGTCGACGAGATAGCCGCGCACTCCGATCACAGCGAGCGGCCCGACAGCCTCATAGAGCCGCCCGCCGCCTTCCTCATCGATCCACACCGCGCCGTTGACGGGAGCGGGACCGGCCGCCAGCCGGTGCAGGCACTCGACAAAGCCCGCCTCGACACCATCGGCGAGAGCGACGTGCCTTTGGGTTCCAAGCGTGATCATGCCGCCTGCCCTCCTTGCTGGTCGCCCTGGCTTGCCGGTTCGTCCGTCGGCGCGGTCACGGTCATCTCGGTCCCTGGCTCGGGCAATCCGAGCCGGCGACGGTCTTCCCGCTCACGGGCAAGCTGGGCGAGGTTGGTTTCATAATCGCCGCCCTGCTCCGCGCTTTCGCGCTCGAGCGTCGAGATCTGCGCATTCATCCGCAGGACCGCAGCCTGGGCCTCCTTCACCGGGTCGATGTAACCGCGAGCCGGACCGATCCACTCCGACCGCAGCCACGCCGCGGGCGCTGCATAGAAATCCGCCGCGCCTTCCGGAACCTCGATTTCGCCGCGATCCAGCGCCTCCTCGAGCCACGCGTAGTAGATCAGGTTCGCGGCCGACCAGGTGAGGAGCGCCCGCAGGCGCGCCACCCCGCGCCAGACCTCGTTGAGAGCCGCGCGGGCGGACGAGTAATTGACCTTCGACCAATCCATCGAGAGCTGCTCGTAGGTGATCCCGAGCGCCGCCGCGAAGGCCTGCAGGAAGGCGGCCTGGAACGCCGGGTAGCCGGCCGTCTGTCGCGGCTGGGTGTTGAGGTCGAGCCGATCGCTGGGAAACAGTGTGATGAACCTGTTCCCGTCCATGGCGCCGGCGGACTGCTCGTAGAAATTCGCCCGCTGTTCGTTGAAGGAGCGCCAGTCACCAGCACCGCCGCCAGCAACGGACTCGCCCAGGCGCTCGGCCGCATAGTCGGCGCCAAGCTGAGTGTAGATCGCGCCCACGATCGTGGCGTTGATCGCGGCCGTCTTTACCTCCGATTCCGAATAGCGCGACAGCATCTTCGACTTGACCAGCGTCGAGACCAGACGCGAAACACCACGCGTCTGGCCCGGCCGCTTCTTGTCGAAGACATGCAGAACCTTGGGGCGCTGCGCGAAGCCGAGGTCATCCCAGCGCGGGATACGCTCCCACGTCGCCGACTTACCGCGCGTGAAGACGTCCCCCGGATGCGCGCGGCGCACATGGTAGGCAATCGGCTCGCCGTCCTCGTCGCGCTCCACGCCGCCGGCAAGGCGATCGTCATCGAGCCGGTTGTGAGGATTGGAGAGCCGGTCGGCATCAATGACCTGCATCGCGGTCGCATATGCCCAGCCCGGCCGTTCCTTCCAGCGCATCACGCACAGGGCCTCTCCGGTCGTGACGAACTCGCGCGCGATCAGACCCATGATGCCGGCGAACGGCAACATGCGCTCCGCATCGCACCGGAAGGTCGGGTCTTCCGCATAGCCGCGCCACTTGGACTGGATCTGGCGACCGAGCTCTTGAGCCGCCTCCTCGCTGATCCCGAGCGCGAGCGCATCGGGCTTGGCATTGAGGCGGAACGTGCCTCCGACCAGCATGTCGACCTGCTTGTCGATACCGGACGAAACCCATCCCTCGTTCCGCTCCAGATCACGGATGCGCGCGACCGACGTGTCGCGCGCATCCAGCCACGACGCATCGGCAGAGGTGAGCGCCGGGTGCCAGCCCGAAAGCGCCTGCGACGGGCGGGCGCTCGCATAGGAATGCGATGCGGTGGCGCTCGCGCCGGTGGCATCGCCGGCCTTCACGCGAATACGGGGTTTGACGGTGACCATGTTAGCTCCCGAAACGCGGATAGATCGGGCCAAGGCCCGACGGCTGGCCCGTCAATCTCGAGAGCTGCAGGCGCAAGCGCGCCAGCTCCTGATTGATCTCCTCGAGCGAGCCGAGTTGATAGGTCACGCTCTGGCCTTCCGAGGAGGCGGAGACCCGCCCGCGACCAAGCAGCCGGGAGCGCTTCGCGGCCTCAAGGTCCGCGATCGCAGCTTCGATCTCTTCGCGTGTCATGGGTTACCTGTTGTTGAGCCGTGCCAGGGCATCGAGGCCGAAACGGTCTTCGACCTTTCGGGCAGGGCGCTCTGCCGGCTTGTCCTCGGTTGAAGGCGTCTCGTCGCCGTCTTCCCGGGCGTGCCGGACGACGGCAGGTGTCACGGTCGACGGAGCTTCCGGCCCGAACAGATCACGACCAGTCTGGACAAGGCCGTTGATATAGTCGGCGCGTTCTTGCCACTGCTCATCCCCCCACGCCCAAAGCCCGGCAAAGTGCGTCAGGGCCCAGGCGTAGACGCGGCAGTCAAGCCAGTGGTTGGGGCCGCGCGGTTTCCACATTCGCGTCGGCCCGCGCTTCGTCTTCTCCACCGCGACATACTCGGAGACCAGGTGGCGGAAGTAGTCATCCTCCGCGTTGGCCGGGAAGTGGCAGTAGCCAAGAGGCCAATCGGAACCACCTTCCTTCGGCAAGCGCGACAGGAGCGTCATGAGCGTGGACTTGATGCCCCAGCCACCCACAAGCCAAACGCGCGCGCCATACTTCTTGGCCTTGCCGGCCGACAACCCGGTCTTCTTGACCTCGGCATTTTGCGCTCGGTCAATCGGCAGGCGCGACCAACCGTCGACACCCTTGAGGTTCAGCGCGTTTGCCCGTCGCCGTGTCCAGGCATAGACCGCATCGGAGTGGTAACCGCAGTCCACCCCGATCAGGTCATCATGGAGCACCGCACCCGAGGCATGACGACATCCCTGATCGGCAACCTGGTCGAGCTTCGGCCAGGCCCCGTCATTGGCGACTGACGTATCGCCCGGCAGGAACCCGTGATCGATTGCCCAACTGCGCTTGTTCGGCCCCCAGCCGACCCGCTCCCAATAGATGCCGGTCTGCTGGATATCGGCGGTAAGCGTCACATAGAGCACTTCGGCGGGCGCCTGCCCCCGCTGCCAGTCTGCCTCGCGACGCGCCGCAAGCGTTTCCCAAGGAGGGGCATCGCCCTTGGCCTCGTAGGCATGACCGAGCGAGGTGTTCTGAAACGGCTTCAGCTTCTCGGGATCATCGCCCGCCTCGTCTTCAAGACGGGCAAGCTCGTCCCACATCTCGAAGGCAGCCATGAAGCCGGTGATATGATAGCCGGCCCGGGTCACCCCAAGAGCCCGATTGCGCCAGCGCTCGGCCTCCTCCACCGAAATGCAGGACAGCGGAACCTCGCCATTTTCGTCGGCGATCGTGGGAACCCACCGAGCTCCATTCTCCGCTGCCATGAACGCGCGCTTGTCGGCCTCGTAGTGCTCGGTCTTGCAGGAGGAGCAAACCACATGCGCACGATAGGGCGGCGATTTCTGACGCTGCACGTCAGACCAGTCCCAGTCATTCAGCATGCCGCAGCACTTGCACGCCATGTAGTATCGGCGCTTGTCGCTGCGCTCATACTTCGCGTCGATGTTTTCTCCCTTGATCGTCGGCGTCGAAACATCGAGCGACTTCGACAGGCCGAACTTCTTGAAGGTCTTCAGCCGCTGTTCCGACAACCAGTCGGGATTGCCCTCCTTGTCCGCATTGTCCGTCCAGGCGGAGGTGTCGTCGCGCACCATGTACCTGATCGAATGCTGGCGAAGGGACGCGGCGGAATTGGCGCCGCCAAAAAGCAGGAAGCCCCCGCGAAACCGTAGCCGCTTCGACGTGGACCCCTTTCCAGATCGATCCTTGACCGGAAGCACCACGCCGCCCTTGTCCGGGTTCAGAACGTCGCTGGCCTCGATCGTCGCCGAAAGCTTCTCCTCCTTCCAGTCCATCGCGGCCTGAATGGTCGCCTGGATGTACATGGCCGGCCCGGCGGCCTTGTGCATGATGTAGCCGAGCCAGTTCTCCGCAAGAGCCGAGCCGCCGGATTGCGCGCTCTTGATGATCGCCACCTCCGGAATCGGATCATCCGGCGACAGGC